ATCGCCACGGACACCCGTGCTCTTGATCTGCTTTGTCTTTCCCTTTGGTTGACTGGTAACCGATGAAGTACGTGCTTTGCTGGTAGTCTTTTTGCTCTTGCGTGCCATTGCCTGTGCTCCTTTTGTGGTGGCCCCTCGGCCTGTTTAAGTTAAACCCTTTATATCCCGAGCAATTTCTATCTGTCAAGTCTTAAAGTTGAAAGAATGTTTCAACGTTTAAAGGTTGAAAGCCGTGGGGGTGTCCTAATGGTACGGATGCGGGGAAGTTTGGAGTGTGGGGCGCTACCCAATTACTTGCATCCCACAAGTAACTATCAAGGCTCCCAGGCTGTAAGTACTTGCAACATGCAAGCAAACCTAGGTTTTCGGTTCGAAGTTAAATAGGGTACGCGCGAGTGGTGCGAATAACCGTGATACTGCTCTACAATACGCGCAGCAGGGCCTATGCTGGCCGTGGAGCGCTTTTGGCTGTCTGGCCAGGGCTGGGCATTGGTCAAGGGGTAGGCGGGACTTATCGTTGAAATGGGGGTGTGCGAACGCCTAACCCACCCCCCACCCCCCCTTCGAGGAGCTATATATATTTATATCAACTACGCATGTCTCTCAACATACAGGCCATGTACGCCCTTCACATAAGACAGAGCGCTAGCGGGTTTGGCTAGCATTGATTATGTCATGTGTTATGCTACCAAGGCATGGAGGTTATCTATGTCTTTGAAGCTTGGACTCAGGTCGTTTAGAGATGAACTGATGAGGCGCTGGGAGGGCAAGGCTCCCCTGGAAGCACTAGGCCTTATCCCCGCGCTGTTTGACCTTCTTGATGAGCGTGACGCTGAAATCTGTAGACTCCGAAGGGAAAGGGATTTCCTGGTGGAGGCTTATGCAGATGAGGGGTTCAGAAAAGGGCATCAAGGGATATAGGTTTATTTTGACGGCGGTTATGTTTGGGAATGACGCCGAGGATGCTTTTAATAGGCTCATAGACGCGGTTAGGCGGGACCCGGAGGGTGTCCTGGACGGGGTGGTAGAGGCAGAAGCCCTGGACTATGTCTGCCTGGTTGGAGAAGAGGGTACAGCTGAGGCCTAGTAGGCTAGTAGGCTAAGTAGAAGAAACTTTGTTTCTTTGTTCTATGCCTAAGTACCTATGTAACTAGGTACCTAGATAACTAGGTAACTAAGTACCTAGTTAGTAGAAACGTTGTTTCTATGTTCTATGTCTAGTAGGTACCTAGAGTACTAAGTATACTTAGTTAATCCCTTCCTGCTTACCTACGGATAGGGTAGCTGTGTATTTAAGATCTGTCAACCGGGTTATAGGAGGTGAATATGGGAGATGTTTTGGAGTCCCCAGAGTGGGCGGAGAGGCTTTCTGACGAGGCTTTGCTTGTGGAGCCCCGCGAGCACTTCGATAAGGCCGTGGTGGGCACGACGCGGACTCCTGCGGACCATTGGGACCGTGTTGGTGGGGTTGAGGTTGCGGTGTACGAGTCGGGCCTTTGTGTTGCGGCCATCATGGAGTGGTTGGGTTGTGGGGCTGAGGACGCTCAGGACTGGTTTTACTTCAACATCTCTGGGAGCTGGCTTGGGGAGGGTACTCCTGTGTTTGTAGAAAGTGACGAATTGTAGCTTGACTGTGATGGCGGGACTGGATTAGGATTTTTTCAGTTCGCTCTCCTCTAGAGCCAACGCCCCTCAACAGTCCTCCTCAGGGTAGCTCCCTGGGGAGGCTGGGGCTGGGTGGCTTGACGGCGGGTGTTTGTAGGGGCGTCAATGACGCTGTTGTTATTTCTGTTGCCCTTTTGGGTGTGTGGAGGCGTTTGTGTTCAGGGATACGGAGCTGCATGATTTTTTAATAGAGGCCTTTCCTGGTCGTCTTGGGAAGACCGATAGTTTGATGGGTTGGTGTAGCAAGGCGGTGCTTGCTTTTCCTGATGTGAATCTGGTTAACGAGGCTCGCAAGGCTTTGTTGTGGGAGGCGGAGCGTCCATCTAGGTCGAAGAAGGACATTCGTGCTTTTCTGAGGAACTGGTGGTCTCGTTCTCAGGAGAGCTTTGATAGCGGTGGTGGTCAGGTAGTTCTTTTGGAGGCTGCTCGGTGGTTGCGTAAGAACAACAAGAGTCCTGACTACCTGTTGGACAGGTGGTGTGCGAGGCGGGGTGGTTTAACGAAGGACTCTATATCTTCCTTTTGCCAGTATTTCGGTGTGATGCCTCCTTCTTCCGCTGAAGAGGTGATCAAGGTTCGCGGGGAGGCACCATGAGCCCGTCTCCTTGGAACAAGCAGCAGTTGTTCAGCAGTAGAAGTGTTGAGTGGTCTACTCCTGAGTGGCTTTTTGACGATCTTGACATGAGGTTTGCATTTCAACTTGATGTTTGTGCCAGTGGGCGCAACGCCAAGGTTGATATGTGGATAGGGGAGGATGACGACGCCCTTTCTGTTGAGTGGACCGATTTTATGGACGGTTACCTGCCTAACATGGCTGTGTGGATGAATCCGCCTTGGGGCAAGGATGTGGGCAAGTTTGTTAGGAGGGCTTACGAGCAGTCTAGGAAGCACCGTCTTGTTGTTTGTTGCTTACTTCCTGCGTCTACGGATACGAGGTGGTGGCGAGACTGGGTGTGGAAGGCTGGTTCGGTTCAGTTGATCACGGGAAGGCTGCACTTTATTCGTGACGACGGTCACACAGGCCCCTGTCCAAAGGGGGCGGCGATTGTCACCTTTTACCCCTGGCACAACGGTTCGCCGTCCGTCTCTCTTGTTCAAAGGGGGGGCAGTGATGATTCGTGAGTCAGAGAGGGCGATTCTTTCGGTCTGTCTTAGGCACCCTGTTTGCGTTGATGAGGCGGAAAGCCTGGGACTTAAGAAGGATCATTTTGCAGACCCACACAACAGAATCACATGGGCTTTGTTTGTAAGAGAGAGGAAGGCTGGGATCGGCCCCGACAGGGCCACTATCTATGATCGAATGGAGGGAAATGTTGGCTCCTCCAAGCCGTTTAGCCTGTGGGAAGATCTTGAGTATTACATCAAGACCGTAGACGCGGCGAACGCCAATAGGAACAACATAGAAACCTATGTCTCCTCTGTTATCCAGGAGGCCAGGAGACAGTACATTGTTGATAGCTGTAGAAACATCCTCGCCTGTGAGGAGGACAGGCTTCCGTTTTCGGAAATACTCAAGCTGTCGTCTTCCATATCTAGTGCCACAACATGGACTCCTGAGGGCCGCTCTGAGCCGAGAACAGCGCATGACATAACCAAGGATTACCTGGAAGACCTTGAGGCACAGAGACTAGGTCTGCGAAGCAACACGCTAGTGCAAACCGGAATGCCGTCTCTGGACAGAATCCTTCAGATACGCCCTGGGCAGATGATTGTTGTGGGTGGTAGGCCGAAAATGGGGAAGACCCATTTGATGATCTCCCTGCTCAGCAGCATCTCTAGGCTTCAGGAGAAGCCAACCCTGTTCGTCTCTGCAGAAATGAACGAGATGCAGATAGGAGAGCGAATAGCATCCTCAGATGCTCGACTGGGAAACACGGCAGAGGATGTAAGCAGGGTCTCTGGAGACATCCTGAGCAAGTGGGAGGGGGTACAGACCTATTTCGATGACAAGCCAAAGAGTCTTGGCGCTGCACTAATGTCTATTCGTGTGCAAAAGAAGAGGCTCGGCATATGCGCTGCAGCCGTTGACTACCTCCAGCTGCTCAAGCTGCCCCAGTCTACAAGCAGAGAGCGACAAGTGGCAGAAGCATCCAGCGCCTTTAAGAGGCTCTCCATGGAGCTTGATATACCTATATTCGTGGTCGCTCAGCTAAACAGAAGCTGCGAGTTCAGGGAGAACAAGCGGCCAATACTCTCTGACCTGAGAGACTCAGGACAGATTGAGCAAGACGCCGATGCGGTGGTCTTTGTCTATAGGCACGTTGTTTACAATGAAGACCACGACCCTGCATCCGACGCAGAGGTGATTGTCAGGGCCCAGAGAAATGGCCCCATGGGAACAGCTATGTGTAAATGGGAGCCTGGGCGAGGCTGGTTTGAAGGGGCTAGGTAATGGACACAAGGGACGATCTTATCGCGATCCTTTCATACAGAAGAGGGGCACCAAGAAGGTCTGAGGCATACACGCTGTCCGAAGAAGAGTGGTCTATGTGGGCGGATAGGCTTTACGCGAGTGCCAGGCTTCAGGCCAGGAAAGGGAAAGGCGGTGGGGTGAAGCTTGTTTCGGCATGGCTTTCCATTCGTGCCGCACACAGGGGGTGGATGGACCTGTTTTCAAAGTGGGGGAAAAGGGCTTCAGAAGCGGGGCTTTCCACAGAAGACCTAAACACCCCCTTGTTCGAAAGGCTTTACACATCTCTTTCTAAAGAGGAGAGGCTTAGGTCCTCATCGACCTACTTCCTCAAAGAGCATGAAAGGGTTATGGGCTATCCGTTTAGGTTGGAGGTGTTTTGATGAGCGTGTTCATAGGCATTGACCCAGGACTTTCTGGGGGACTTGTGGCGATTGACCACACAGGCTCTGTGATTGGTCAAATGATTATGCCAAGGACTAACGGGTCAAAAGGTCCGCTAGACACCTCTTGCATACTCTCATGGCTACTAGAGGTAAAAAGCCCTGGGGCCTGCGCGGCCCTAGAGAGGGCCTCTACAAGGCCAGGGCAGTCAGCAACATCCACACTTACTTGTGGGGTTAATTGGGGGAGGTTAGACGCCTTATTGGTTGCCCTTGGGATTAGGTATGTAGTTCCAACTCCTCAGCAGTGGAAGCGCTCTCTATCTCTCCCAAAGCGGTCTGCAAAAGAGAGGGATCAGGGCAAGGTGGATGCCGTTGAGCTTGTAAGGTGTCTCTTCCCCGATATGGACTTAACCCCTGGGAAAAGAACGACGCCGCACGATGGGCTGGCAGATGCGGTGCTTATTGCTGAGTATGCGAGAAGAACCCTTAGTTAGCCGATCTTTATGTCAGCGTAGCCGGTATCAGAGCAATACTCTGTAGTCATTGAAACTTCGATCTCATAAGCGTCTAGGCCAGACAAGACCTTAAAAGCAGCCTCTCTTAGGGCTGGGCCAGACTCTGGATCGCCGCAAATAGGGGTTATTCTCACTGTTGCCCTTGTTATCAGAGGCTCGTTAACGGTCTCGGTAAGGACGTACCAGCAAGAGCCGACAGAGACCGTGCAAGACGGGTCCTCCCAGCGAGGGTCGTCAAATGGAAGGCACGGGGGACCGGGCGGTATTACGCATTCGGCGCGAACAGGCTCAGCAAAGACAAGGAGTAGGGCGGCTAGGGCCAGGGGCCTCACTCTTCCAACTCTTCCCTAATCGACTTCACAGACTTGGTGAGCTTCTTCACCTTGCGCTCAAGGTCCTCTGGGTCGAAGTCATCCATGACGAGAAGCCTCTTCTCCATAAGCCCCACCTTCTTCTGCATTGCTGAGACCTCTGCCTCTAGCTTGGCGTGAACCGCCTGACATGCCGGTGGAGACTGCCCGTCGCTGTTGCTGGATTTCTGCTCCATCTCCAGCTTCTTCATTTCCATCTCGTGCCGCTGCTCTGCCTTCTGGCTGTAGAAGCTCCAGGCCTTCTTTCCGCCCATGACAGCGATGCCAGCCATGACCACAGCCAGGATGGGTCCGTAGTCACCGCTCAATTCATTTGCTGTTACGACCGCCTGCTCGATTTCGCTTGGGACGAGGATTTGCTCTGAAACTTCCTCCTCAGCTGGAGGTTCCTCGGTCTCTACAAGCTCTTTGGTTTCTTCTGGCATCTCTTTTGTCTCCACTGGCGCAGGCCTACCTGGGTCTAGGAGGTCTGCTTCCTGCTCAGTTGGCGTCCTGCTGTAGATCCTTATCACCGACCCGGTGTCTATAAGACAGTCTTTTATTGAGTGAGTCTTTTGGTCTACGCGGACATTGCTGCCCTCAAGCAGGATTGCGTAGTTTCCGCTTTTTACCTCGCACGCACTCACAGATACACGGGCTAGCTATTCGGCCATCCCGATGGCATCAGCCTCAAGGAGTGCCCGCTCTCTCATCTTTCGGCGCTCTATGGCTTCAGAGATAAGATCGGCCTCGTCCGTAGACAGTATGTCTTGATAGCGCTCCCTTATCCCCTCTGGTGGGGTGAAGTAGCCGCCAGACCTTGGCCTGCCTGCCTCGTGCCCAAGGTACGCTGCCGCAGGAGCCACAGCCGCCCCCTGTGCAGCACCTACGATAGCTCCGCGACCAAGTCCCTTGATCCCAGCCTTCATAGCAGCCTTTGCCGCACCCTCTTGAGCCATTACCGCCCTAGCCTTTTCTAGAAGAGCCTTGCCCCTTTCTAGCCCCCGCGCTCTGCGGCCCTCTCCGATGGTTTCGTCCCACAGAACCTCCCTGACAGCCTGACTTGCGCTGGGCGTTCGGTACCCATCGGAAACGATATAGTTCCACTCTGGACTGACTGGAGAGGACATTGCTTCGCCAAAGCCTCTTTGGATTCGAGCCGCATCCGAGAAGTTCTCACCCATTCTCCTTCTATAAGCAGCCCTCTCTAGAAACTCTGGGCTAGGGGGGCCGTAGTCATAGGGGCTGGGCGCGGCTTCGCTTGGAAGCAGGGTGCCGCTTCGTATTCCTTCTCTCCAGGCGTCTGCCAGGCTGGTCGCCGCCCGCTCTTCCGCCCTTAAGGGGACAAGGCGAGGAGCGTTAACCGCTGTTTGAGCTAAAGAGCTTCCCAGTGCCCCCTGCTTAGCCGCCTCTAAAAGTATCCCAGAGATGTCATCCTCTCTCGGCTCAAGAAGAGTAGCTCCCTCTGGTGGAACGACTTCACTCCTCCCCATGGAGGGCATTGCGTTGCCAAGGCGACGAAGTGCCTCCCCAACCATTCCAGAGGGCATTCTAGAAGTTACGTCGTACCCACCGGGCATGGCTAGTACATCTCCTTAAGGGCGCTCTCCATAGGCCCAGAGACACCGGGCTTACGCTTCTTCATCTTCATGGGCTTCTTGTGTTCAAGCTTTTTAGGGTTGTGCTTCATGGGTGCGTGGTGTCGCATGGGAGGGGGTCCACCCAGGTTGATCACAATCTTTACCCCGCTCTGCTGAGCCCAGGGAGAGGGGCCGTGAGACTCATCCTTCATGGCTCTCTCAACAACATCAGATAGGTGCTTCTTGTCTTTCATCAGTATTTCTTTCTTTTCGATTGAGACGCCTTGATAGCTCGGCCTTGTCGCGAGGCCTTCTTCTTTGCCCCTGATCCCGTATAGCACTTACCGCTAGAACCATATTTTCGTCCAGACCTTCTGCTGCTCTTACACTTCTTGACGGGCATCTGTGTTTGCTCCCCCTATTGGGTTGGTTTACTGTGTCGGAAGAACCATTGGAGATTCATAATGTTTAATCCTAGTGAACTTACTGTAAAGGCGGCAAGGTCTCGATTGTCTGAGCTTGACCTTAGTGGGCTTGAGGCAGTGCTTAAGGCCGAAATCGATGGCAAGCATAGAAGCTCTTTGATCTCTGCGATTGGCAGCGCGATTGACGAACTCAAAACCAATGCCGAAGACCAGGTCTTGGAGGACCTTAAGGAGGAGGCCCCTGCCACCCCAGAGCCAGGTGTTACTCAGGGTCAATGGTATAGGCTTACTCGGCATCAAAAAAGCTTGCTTAGGGTTTGTCCAGACGGCTTGTATAGGAAGAAGTAGTGGCCTCTAGAAAGGCCTGTACTCGGTGCCGAAAAGTACTTCCCCTAGTCCTTTTCCATAAAGACAAGAGGGCTTCAGATGGAAGAAAGGCAAGGTGTAAAGAATGTGTTTCCATCTTGTCAAAAAAAGACTCTCTTCGTGCGCCGTTCGTAGACCCAGGCATTACGAGCAAGTCTTGTTCAAGGTGCAAGCGCCTTGGAAGGGATCATGTCCATGGGCTTGAAGAGTTCGGCATTGCTAGGCGCAGGCGTGATGGCCTCAACTCCTGGTGCAAAAGATGCTGCGCTGAATCGGCTTCTAAATGGCAAAAGACCGAAGAGGGCCGGAAAAAGCACATCGAAGCAGTCAAGCGATACAACAAAAAGAAGCGCTATCGCCGCTCCGAGACAGATACCGGAGTTCGCTAACGACTACGAGCGCTATGAGTGGGAGCTTCGGCAGCGGTACCACCGACAAGACAGGCTTTACAGATGGCTTGCTGCGGATGGGATCTACACAATTGGCCCACCTATTCCACCTGGGGCAAAGGTCTTCTTCGGTGAGTCCGATCCAAACAAGGCGTTCAAGCTAGCCACAGCAGAGGGGTACCACGGCTGTCGCCCTGCGGCGAAGATGATGGGTGTCGGCAGGATACAGGCGCACAAGTTTTTTGATCGGGTCAGGGAGGTGGACGGCGCATACTCTGTCTACATGGGGAAGAAGGCAGGCACCCGTTACCACTGCAGAATGATTCACGAGAAAAGTATAAAAATGCTTAAGGGAGACCTTCCAAGGTGGAGGATGGAGGCAAGAAAGAATGGCAAGAAGACAACAGCAGCAAACATTTGCAGAGGTCGCAGAGATTGATCTGACTTCAGGCTCCTACGATGACTTTACTTCCTTTGCCGGGGAGCACCTCTTCATACAGACTAAGAGCGGCGAGCTTCTTCCGTTTGAACTGAATACAAGCCAGCTACTTCGACAGAAGATGCTTGATGAGATGGAGGAAGCTAACGTCCCCATCAGAGTTTGGGAGGCCAAGGCAAGACAGGCTGGCTGTAGCACACATATTCAGGGCTGGATGTTCCATAGGTGCATCACGAAGAGAGACGAGGTAGCCCTCATAGCTGCACATGCAGACCATTCTGTTCACAGCATCTTTACAAAGGCCAAACTGTTTTATGACAATCTGCCAGAGCGCCTTCAGCCCCTAACTAAGTACAACAACAGGGCTGAGCTAGACTTCAGGGCCCCGGCTGGACCGGCTGGGCTTAGAAGCAGGCTTACGGTGATGACAGCAAAGAGCGCAGAGGACGCTCGTGGAACAACCGCTCGGCTAGCGCACTTCTCAGAGGTCGCCTTCTACAAGCAGCCAGAGCGGTATTTCCTGGCAACGCTGCAATCAATGCCTGATGGCCCAGGAACATTTGCTTATTCAGAGTCTACTTGCAATGGGTCTGGCGACTTCCACCATACGATGTATTTGAGCGCAAAGGTTTGGCAGGACGAGCCTTATCCATGGATGGAGTTGAAGAATAAGTACCCAGGAGATGCTGATTCTGATTGGTATGCATATTTCACCCCTTGGTTTTTGGTTGAGGGTTATTCAAAGCCTCTTCTTGTTGCAGAGGATGAGTTTGTCGCTTCCTTAGACGGGGAAGAGAGGACTCTTCTTGAGAAGTTTGGCGAGTGGATAACCCTTGAGAACCTTTCCTGGAGAAGGGCAACCATTTCGACAAAGTGTGGTGGCTCTGTAGAAAGGTTTCACCAGGAATATCCAAGTACGGATGAAGAGGCTTTTAGCGCCTCCGGGTCTCCCGTTTTCGAGAAGAACGCCATGCAGAGGCAAAAGACAAAGCATGGGTGTTGGTGCGAGCTATGCCTGCCGTTTGCCGGGGCGGTTAAGCCGGATGGGAATGTTGCTCCAGAACACGGTTGGTACGAGATTGAAGATGTATCCAACTACCCAAGTGGTAGAGAGCGCATTTATTCCACTTACAAGCCAGAGGTTGTTGAAGTGTCTCCGGGCCAGGGAAGAATGTCTATTTGGAAAAAGCCTGTTTCTGGAGACAAGTATGTTGTTGGCGCAGATGTTAGTAAGGGCGCTGGGAGTAGGGACTGGGACCACATTTATGTCTGTGACCTGGCCACCCTGGAGCAGGTTGCTGAGTGGCGGGGAAAGATAGAGCTGGATGAGCTGGCACCCATTTGCCTGCTAGTGGCTATGTATTACAACAACGCTATTTTGGCACCAGAGGTTACCGGGTTGGGCGCTGGCCTCATTGCTTTGTTGGAAAGGTCTCGATACTGGAATCTTTATAGGCGCGTAACAACAGACGCCATTGGTGGTCCTACGGTGATGCTTGGTTGGGACACGACAAGGAAGACGAAACCGGCAATGGTTGGCCTTATGCAGAGGGCCCTCAAGGAGGATTATGTCAAGATTAGGTCAAAGCAGGTCCTTGATGAGATGGAGGCCTACACAAGGACCGTTCTTTATAGCAAGGACGGCATAGACTCTCTTCAGGCCAAGATGGGGGCTCCCCCTGGCAAGAATGATGATGCTTGTATTGCCGCAATGATTGCCACTGCGGTTTCTCATTACACCCCAGGCGGGATGACCAGGATCAACTCAACCCAAATCGACATGGGCAAGGCCATGGATCATCGTCAGTGGAGTGAGGATGACTGGAGCGACTACGAGTCTAGTGCAGCGAGGCTCAAGAGGCGCTTGTCTGGGAGGAGACGCCAGTAAGGCCGTAGGTTCCTCTTCCAACCTTGTGGATTCTGCCTGGGTCTTTGTAGATAACGTCGTGAACGATGTGATCCTTAAGTCCGCTTTCTTTGACAATGTCCTTCAGGCGCATCTCTCCGCGCTCGATAAGAAGGCTTGTGATCTTTTCTCTAGCAGCGTCTCTTACCGACTCTCTGGTCTGGTCTACTGGTGTTCGCACCCCACGGTCTTGACCACTGTCAACAACCTTTGATCCAGACAAGGCCACCTGGGACTGGTACTCGCCCTTCCCGTAGTAGTCTTTTCCACAAAGCTCAGGGCTGGCGTTCTTCCCCCAGGTTCCTTTTACCGTCAGGTCTGGAACAGCGTGATTCCAGGCTCTGGTAGCTCCAAGGCGACCGCAGTGCCAACAGCGGACATCCTTGAAGTTGTCTCTTTTGCTGGCCTCATACAAGCCCCACTTCGTGTGCCAGTCAAAGGCCCTTCCGCAGAGATCGTGGGTGCACCGCATGTTGTAGATTCTCATCTCATCTCCCTTAAGTTTGGAATCTGTTGATTATGGCGTCTGGGCTACCGGGTGCAACCTCCCTGGGGCCAGTCCCTGCCAGGGCCTGACCGTCTGCCCCCATTCCGATGTCCTGTACCCCTTGTTCTTGCGGCTCCTGTGGAGCGCTTTGCGGTGACGCTGCTCCCATTGCTGCCCCTTGCAGCTGAGATAGCGGTCCAGCAAGGGCACGCTTGTCCTGTCTCCACACGGTAAAGGCCTTGTCCATAAAGTTCTGGATTGAGTCTGGAGGCATCGCTCCTGCCTGCACGAGAGGGGCCAGTGTTGCTGACACCCCCTGAATGGTTTGTAGTAGGCCCATAAAGGCTCGTTGTTCTTCTGCAGGGTCTGTGGGAACGGTAGATCCGGCTTGCACGGTTACATCGTAAAAGCCCTGGATGTCGGAGGAGGTGAAGGATATGAACTCGTCGTCTCCGTTTTCTCCATCAATCCTCATGTACCTGATCTCGTCCCAGTATTGACGAATGATCGCCAGGATCTTTCTGGAGATTGAGGAAACAAAGTTCTCTGTGGCCTCTAGGCGCATGCCAACTCGACCGCGAGTAGCCGCTGATGCAATGGCCACCTCAGTGGCGGTGGTCCCCTTTCGACTAGAGCCTCCTCGCTGGAACACATCAATTCCAGATATTTCGTACATGAGCTTGGCCAGTCCCTGGATGACCATCGGGGTTGTGCTGGGTGGAGGGGCCTCTGGGAGCAGCATGATTGCGTCTTGGATGCGGGCGACACTGGCCGGTAACTCAGCAACGTCCATGTCCTCGTCAGACTCAAGAAGGCCAGCAAGCTGACCGCTTTCTAGGGCTCCAGGGGCTGTAACAAACTTCCTCCTTGAAGACAGCCGGTGGTGCCTAAGGATGTAGGCCCACTCGTCGTTGAGTCGGTCAGAGATGTCTTTAATTGCCGCAAGGTCAGAAACCCTTGTGCTGTAGAAGTTGTTCGGAACATCGACAAAGCGCATCACCTCGTATGGGTATCCACGCATTTCTAGCGGGTCTTGTATGTGGCGAACGATGGTTGGTGACTCTGTGCCAAGTCCAGAAGCCCTGGTCATCCACATCACATATCGGCGCAGGCCGTTGTCTGTTTGCCTCCAATAACGAATCTCGTAAAGGACGATGTAGTCAGGAGGCATTTCGGGGTGTTCTATGTTGTTAGATGGGGTTTCTCCGCTTAGTGACTGTGGAACGGCCTCGCTAAGCCAAGAATCTGCTTCAATGTCTGGTGGCAGAGAGAACCTCTCGTCTCTTTTGAGGTCATCAAGTCGAACAACCATTCGTTCGCAGACCCAGGGACACTGTTTTAGATCTGCGTATCCGGGGGGGATGATTAGGTCCCACGGCGCAACCCTTGTCACCGTTGGGTTGTCTTGTGGCCCCTCGTCAAGCACAAGCTCTTCAGCCGCAAGGAGCCTTCGTAGCTGTCGTCTTTGAACCCCGGTAAGCGGATCTTCATCTCCCGGCTCGTCTTTTTCAGGGCCAGAGTCATAATCTTCTTCAATATAAAACGAGTCACTTGAATCGTATCCAATCTTGGCCACCCCAAGCCCAAACAAAAGGGTGTCTAGAACAACAGACCTGGTGGTTTTGTTGCCCCCAATCTCCCTCCAAATGTAGTTGAGAGCGCTTTCTGCAATCCTGGCAGACTCTTTGTCACCCGGCCTTCTTGGCTTCACATAGATATGCGGGTTAGCCGATATGACTCCAGGTATGATTGTGTTTGCGTTGGACAACAGGAAGTTGAATTGGATCCTTTGCTCGTCTTCATATTCGAGCCCTCCAGCACCAAGGACTTCCTCATCCGTTTCCGCAGAATACGACCTTTGAATGGCTCTCCAATATGGCAGGTGGTTGTCCTCAAGGAGCTTTTCAGACTCCATGATGCGGCGGGACCACTCAGAGGTTTCTTCTTTAGACAATTCGATTGTGATGTTTTCGTCTGACATTGTTCGATGGTACTTGACAAAAGTTAGTAGTTGAACTCCTAATATCCACACGCATTTAAGCGTTTGGAGGAGCCATGACAGCAGAGACGCCCGCCGATAATTCCGAAGAGATCCCATACGAGGACAACTCTGAAGAAACCGGAGAAGAGGTAGCCGATGTTGGTGGTGACGACGAGCAACTTGCAAGCGAGTCTGATAGCCACGATGAAGATGCCTTTTGGAATGGAAACCCTGAAGAACTCCCGGAGGAGTTGAAGTCTACCTACAAGAGCATGCAGGGGGCATTCACTAAACGAATGCAGCGCCTGTCTGATCTTGAAAAGAAATACTTCGATTCTATCGATGCTGCAAATGCAGCCTTGATGTCTAGGGCTGGTCAGGAGGACCCACCTAAGCCTGAGCAGGTCGAGGATCCCCCGCCTGACATGGCGAATGGAGCAAGCCCTGAGGACGTTATTTCTTACTACGTTCAACAGGAGGTTAAAAAGGCCTTGGAATCAACTGGAGTAGGCAGGCTTGCCGAAGAGATGCAACCAGTTGCACATCGAGAGAGGGTTACTTCTGCCTATCGATCTTTTGCGGCAGAAAACCCTGGTCTTGATCACCAAAAACTTGCCCCACTTGCTGGACAGGTCATCGACAACGACCCACAGCTCAGCGAGTTGGCGCAAGCCAACCCAAGTGCCGCCATTCGTCTAGCTGCCCGTGTTGCACAGGCAGAGTTGAAGGCGGTTGTCACGAAGCAAAAAACTAAGAAGCGTAGACAGGCCGCGCCTGTTTCTGCGAGGAGTGGTACGGTTGTTCAACATCGCAAAGAAAGCATGTTGGAGGCTGCTACCAGAGCCCTCAAGGAAGCTGGCATGAACCCAGACGGCTTCTAGCTTAAGGAATAGAAAATGCCTGCTGTCACAGCAAATATTGCATTTGATCGAGTCTATTCGACCACCGCAGCCGCTGAGCGGTCTACGGTGGCGATGGAGATCATCCAATCTAACCCCCTCCTCTGGCACATGTATCGCCAGGGCTCAGTTATCTATGAAGGCGGCACCGAGTGTCGTGTTCCCATCGTTCTCTCAGAGTCTTCAAACGTGGGTGCCATCGGCACGTATGCCACGTTTGCGACCACTCCTGAGGAGGGTCCCGACAAGGCTCGTTACCCGACATGGTACAAGCAGCGTGCCTCGATGGTGATCGACAACACTGAGCTTGCACAGAATCGTGGCAAGTATCAGATTGTGAACCTTCTTCAGTCGAAGATGGCGATTGCCAAGATCAGCATGGTCAACGACCTTGCCCGCCAGATGTACGCAGATGGTGGTGCGGAGTCAGCAACATCCGCTAATACGCTTGAGCTTAACGGCCTTGACTCGATGCTTGACGCAGCCAACTTTGGCACACAGACGGGACCAGTTGGTGGGATCGAAAAGTCTTCTTACCCGGCTGTTTGGCAGAATCGGTTTGGGCAGATCACTGCCTTTGGCACTGATGGCTTGGATGTTTGGGAAGAGGTCTACATGGACTGCTCCAAGAAGGGCACCCATCCTGACATCATCCTGACTGACCCCACCGTGTATCGCTTCTTCAAGCGACTGGTTGCTCCTAACCAGGAAGAGCGCGATGTGGCAATGTGGAACCAGGGCTTCGAGAACCTGCTCTTCAATGGCACTCCGGTTGTTCCTGACGACGAGCTTTCTGGAAGCGGCAAGACCTACTTCCTGACCACCTCTGGCCGACGCGGAGTCACCGACTTCAACCTGAAGCCTGAGTACTGGGATGTTCCAGGAAAGAACCCGCTGGTTAAGGGCAAGGGAACGGGCATTGGCCTGCAGCTTGCCATCCTGTCTTCGGACGATTTCCGCCAGACTGACTTCCTTACGCCGCCCAACAGCGATGTGATCATCAGTCATACTTATTTCACCAGCATGTTTGTGTGCTCTTCGCTTCAGCGACAGGGTCTCGTTAACTTCGCTGGCGGCACCCCCGTCTTTTAAGCTGAGAGAGGAGATACTGAAATGTCTGGATTTATGTTTGGTGGTTCAGCTCTTACGCTGGACATCGGTGTTAAGAACACCACGGGGCTTTCCCTTCAGCACGGCGACGTTGTTCAGGTTGCATTGCTTAATGCAGATGCGGCTGATGGGTTTAACGCAGTCATTCCTGATGTGCAGGCCTCTACAATCGGTCAGTACGCGCCGATGGGCGTCGTGCAGGCTCCTAGTGGGCACGAGATCCCTGACGACGAGGAGATGATTATCCGCATCCTTGGTGTTACGGATGTCTCTCTTGACGTAAATACTGGTGGCGGAGTTACTTACTCGCGGGACGAAGTGTCCAACGTGACGAATGCTGGGACGCTTGGTGCTCGTTGTACAATCGCTGCATCGGCTGCGCCTGGCTCTACGGCTGGCGCAGCTGGCCTTCAGCAGATGAGTCGCGCTCATGCTGTCATTTTGGGAGCTAGTGTTACCACCCCTAACCCGGCAACAAACACGCGCCAGCGTATTCGTTGCTGGTTTAATGGGCTTCCCTAACCACTAACGTGTGTAGCGGGGGGCTTCGGCCCCTCGCTTTACACAGCTAGGAGAATTGAAATGGCTGTAGCCACACACGTTAGTCGAGTAGCAAAGGAGTACGCTCCCTACGGCTATTCGGTTATGGAAGATGTCGTTTGTCGCTTTGAGTCAATCGCCAATTCAGGCGGCGACGACAGCGCGACGATTGCCATCTACACCCCGATGGACGCAGATGTTTATATTGAGAGCGCCGCGATTGTTTTTGATACCACCGCCGCCGCTGGAGCGACCTGGGACATGGACATTGCTAACGCAACAGGCGCGGGAACCCCAACTCTGAACAGCTCTAGCGTTTCTTCTGGAGGCATTGCCGCTTTCACAAGCACCGCATTGGGCATTGACCAGAATCAGGTGGTGAATGCGGGCGATGTCCTCGTCCTCGATCTCTCGGAGGCTGCGGCGTCAGCCGCTTTCCCGTCAGGGATGGTTCTCCTCCGGCTTCGCCGCAAGGCATAGTTAGTCCCCCGCCCACCTACTCTTTGGAGGGTCGTTCGTGAACCTCAAGGAACTCAGAACGGCTCTCCAAGAGCGGCGGGAGGACTATTCCGCCAGCGACGCAAAGCTAAACAGGCGCATCAACCAGTCGTATCTAGACATATGCTCTAGGCGAAAGTGGGGTTGGCTTAGGAGAGAGTTTACGGCCAACACCTATGCGTCTGTCTCTACGTCCGGTATTACGCTGTCTAGCGGGAGCAGGGCTATTGAGTGGAAGGCCGCGTCTCCCCCAGCAACCGTTCTTGGCAAGCGCATTGTTGTGGGTGGGTCTTTCTACCGGGTTGTAGACCTGGATTCGACGGGCACGAATGGCGTTCTTGATCGCCCATTCATCGGAACAACTGCCGCCGGTCTAACCGGCACCATTGTTTACGATGAAATAGCTCTCCCCCTTGGCGCTCAGACAGTGGTAGAGGCGGTCCTTTTCACCGGAACAAACTCTTTCCCCAACAGTCTTGAGGCTATCAAGCCCGCCTCGATGAACCACAGAGATAAGGGTACCTTTGGGCAGCCAACAAAGTATTCAGCGATGGAAAAGGAGCCTATTTTTAGGCCGCGCACCCCAATTGGCACCTTAACCCCAGCATCTGTTGGGGTTGCAGGACTTACCCCTGGGTCTGTGTACAAGTATTGGTATACCTTTGTTGACAAGCAGACAGGCGCTGAATCTGCCCTTAGTGACTCCACATCGGTGACCCTGTCTTCAACCCATGACGGAGTTACCCTTCCCGCAATTTCCGCAAGGAAGGACCTTCTCCTTCGCCTTTACAGGAGCACCGCTGGTGGGTCGATCCCGTTTCTGCTTTCCGACATGCAGAGCGAGTCCATCTCAACTCCAATGGCTGTAACCGACACAGAGCCTGATGAATATCTTGGCGCTCGCGGGCCTAGCAGTGGGTCTTCAATGTTCCTCACCCTTTACCCAGCACCAAACTCCCACTATCAGATTCAGATGGTTTATCAGATGGAGGCGTCTTCTCTAGACGACGACAACGATAGGCCGTTATTTGACGCAACCTTCTCCAGCGTCCTCTTGGATGGGGCAGAGGCCCTCATGCTGACAGCTGAAGACGAGCAGAGAAGGGCTTCTTCGGCCACAGCCAAGTTTGAGGCTGGCATTCAAAGAATGATTTCTTCGGACAGCCTGAGCTTTCAAGACAGGGTGCTTATTGGAAGAGGTTCAAGAAGACTTCGCGGCAAAAGGACCTGGTGGTACGGCGCTCTGGGGAGTTAGCCAATGTCTAGGTCTCGCGGCAAGGTTAAGTCTTTCCAGCCCTCTAACGTAAAGGGGATAGACACTCGTATCTGGCAGTCCAAGGGGTCTGCAACAGACATAGATGGGGTTGTCTTCTCGTTGCGGGGAGAGGTTGTGAAGATTGGCGGCATGAGTCGCTTTGTTTTGTGGGAGCCAAACAAGAATGGGCTTAGGAGGAGCCCGTTTGCAAAGGTTTTGTCTCCCCTTCCTGGGGTGGCTGATGGCAAGGATAGTAGAATCCTTACCCTTGGCACTTTCAACTCGGCGGGAACCACTGAGTTGATGATTGCCTACTACACCCCGGCCCCAGGCATTGCGGCCCCAGGGAACTCTCCTGGAGAGATCAACATTGCCGTTCTTGAGCACAACAAGATTCGTGTTGTTCACTCTTATCAAGTGGCCTATGGGGATCCTCAGCCAAGGTACTACCCTCGCTTTGTAGATGTTGGTCCGTTTGTGATCATTCTTGTTGAGGGCATGGAGCCGGTTAAGTGGGATGGCAGGATTACCTCTCCAGTAGGCATTAGGGAGGCACCCTCTCCGGTTACAGCTGTTTTGGTTCTTGGTAATGGGGACAATGGTGGGCCGATAGACAATGGCGGCACGATAGAGAGTCTTAAGCCAACCCTTAATGGGGATTTCTGGGAAGATCATTCGTTTAATGATGTAGACGCGGCTGTCAGGAAGATCACCTACTATCAGACCTACACCAATCAATACGGACAAGAGTCCAACCTGTCCCCGGTCTCTAATGAATTGATTCTCACAGAGCTTCTTGGGGTTGGTATTGATCCAACACATGAAGAGGGAATGGTCTCTCCAGAGGCGGCGCGTGCGGCGCGGGATGAAGGCCTTGTGGTCAATTCGAACAGGATTTACGGGACCTTTAGAGACGTTCAGCTTAAAGCTAGAAGGCTTGTTTCCTTCTTGGGGCTTGGAAGCGCTCCTAAGCAGGTAGACATTGCGTATAGGTCTTTGTATCGGTCTGAGGGTTCTGCTCCCCCAACCGCTCTTCCCAGGAAGCTTGGTCCTGCGGCTACGTCTCACTTCGACATTAGAAAGATTGGGGAAAGCGCTGTTCATCTAGCCCCTGTTGCTGGTGAGAACAACCCCCCTCCGCCAGCGAGGTGGGCGTTCCCGTTTAGGGGCAGGGTGTACTATTTGGGAGGCGGGTCTGTTCTTAAGTATTCAAAGGTTAACTTCCCGGAAGCGGTTTCTGTGTCGAACTTCATTGAGGTAAACACGGCTGATGGGGACGAGATTACCGCCTGGGGTGTGGCTCAAGACTATGCGATAGTTTTTAAGCGTAGAAGCGCTTACCTCTTGACCCACGACAAGGCTGAGGATCCTGTGCTCACTCCTCTTCAGTCCACTTTTGGTGCGGTTAGTGACCGTACCGTGGTCAGCTTTGACAACAACACATACTTTATGTCTGACGTTGGCTTTCATTTGTTTGACGGCTCTAGCTTCAAGAGGATTTCTTCTGCTCTTGACGACGCTGTCCAGTTGCTTCCCAAGCACACTAGGGACGCGGCTACCGTGTTCGCGGACAGGCAGAACAATCGTGTTTACATCTCGGTTAATGGGAACCCAGGGGTTGAAAACAACCAGGTGTGGGCAATCCATGCAGACACTGGTGCGTTTACGGTCATCAAAGACCGGAAGGTAACAGCGGCAACGATGCTTAAGGATGAGGTTATCGTTGGTTCTGTTAACAACTGGGGGGAGCCAGATCTTTTGATGTGGGATACGGCATATACGAGAGACGGTAGGGGGTTTCTCGGCAGCTTTTCCACAGAGTGGATCGAATTGGACAACCCCCACAGCGACAAGCGTTTTTACAAGCTCCTTTTGTACTTTGTTCAGACTGGCAACATCCAGCTAACAGTTGATTGGTACACCGACTGGGACAACCGTGTTGCAGCAGGTTCTACGGTTCTGATGCTTAAAGATGAAGACACAACCTACTGGGGTAGTGGGACTTGGGGCACGGGGCTGTGGGATGAAAGAAGGCTTGTTAGTAAGTTCGTAGATCTTGCAGAGGTGGGCTCTGGAGGCGGTGCTCAGGACATTAATGCGAAGGCCATTCGCTTTACATTTAGGGCCGGTGTTTTAAACAATAAAACGCTTATTGGTGGTGGGGCGTCTAAGGCTGCGGGAACCTTTGACGAGGACGCGCCTTCTCCATTTAGGCTTGTTGGCTGGCAGCTTGTTGGCGATGATTACGGGGAGAGGGCAGAGGGGACGGCCCCCCGTGATTGACCGCATTATTGACAGGCTTGCCGTAGCCGTTGAAGAGCTTGATGTTGGGGTTCCTGGGCTTCTTGCTCGACAAGACCTTCTGAGGGCCGCGAACATTACTTTGGGTAAGATCGGCGCTCCAAGGCTTAAGAGCTTGGACAACCCTGTCGCTGTTCGCAGGGCAGCAATGGCGATAGAGGCGGAGGTTGGGCCATGAAGTATGTGCCGAAAGAGCCCCCTGCGATGAGCGTTACGGCTGATGCCGACGCAATGATGCGCGAGTTTAACCGCGCCATGGGCGTGGTTTACAACGACATCGATCAAAACAATGTTTCTGACGACTCAGTTAGTTGGCAAAGAATTGCTAGTCCTGTCAACGACAACACTGTTTCCACAAGCGTGTTGGGAACGCCGTCCCACGGAGGGCTTGGTGTTGGCAGGATGCACCTCGTCTCTCAGGTAAGTGGTTACTACCACGAACTGGCCCCTCCATCGTCCCAGTCTTCTGGCTCTACTGAGTTAAGGCCAGAGGGTTATTTCTGGGAGTTCGTCTCTGCCAGTAATAACTACGAAGACCTGTCTTTGTCGTTTAGTCTTAATGTGGCTACAGAAATAACTGTAATTGGGACTGGCCAGATATATCGTTCGGGGTCGTCATTTAGCGCTGCCACAAGAATGTTTGATGTACGGCTTCACAACAATGGCTCTTCGATGGGCATCAAGGAGACCGTTTCTAGTCGGGTTCAGGACGCAGATCTCCCCTTTTACGTTGATGTCAGAAAGCAGCTAAGTGCTGGGTCGCATACTATTCGCATTCAGGTCAGGGATAGGTCTGGCCAGGTAGATTCTGGGGCAAGGATTAAAAACACTTCTATTTGTATGTTTGGGTTTTGTAGATAATGGCTGGCCTAAAGCATCGTATATCTTCTTCAGACACCCTTTCCGCGACAGAGGTCTCTGAAAACTTCTCTGCGATTGGGGATAGGTGTAATTCTATTCCTGACGAGGCCTTTGAGGGCGCAGCCTTAACAACTCGTCATTTCACAAACAGGTCTATTGGGGCGCATGGTTGGTCTGCTGGAATAGCTAGGCTGAAGGATACGCGGGCTGCGTCTTTTGGAAATGTTGCGATGAGCGCTGCTCCTTACTCAGACGTTGCCGGGGCAGAGACTCCTCCGCAGCAACTTGTTAACCACTACAGTGGAGAGCATGCCCTGCCCGTGTTTGTCTGGGCAGAGATTTCCTTTAGGGATGACACTGCCATGAGCCCCTCTGTCTGGACCGCCGCCACTGTAGACATCAACTACAACTTCAAGCTTCTGTACAAGACAGACCTAACCTCTGGCTGGGAGGAGATCCCAGGAATGGAGACAGAGCGCAAGGCCCAGGCCGGATCTACATCCGCCCCTCCAGAGGAGGCGACAATGGTTTTGTTCGGGGCAGTATCCCCAGGGGGCGCGACGTACATCACCTTCAAGCTTCAAGAGTTTTACGATGGAACCATTGGTGGCGGCGCTCCTAAGGTCGGTGGCCTGATCCACTCCTTGTATGTGGTGCGATAATGTCCAGGTACAACGGCCCCAGCCCACTAATCGCGAACGGCCAGCCCCTCACCGCTTCTGTTGTTAGTGATGAGTTCGATGCCCTTGCCGTTTCCATGAACAATATTGACGACACGAACTGGGACGTTTCTGACAAACGCTTTATCACCAACAGAAGTGTTCACCACGACGCCCTTACGGTTCCGTTTGTCCAAGAGCAGTTGATAGAGGACGAGCCAGCCACGTTTGTTGTTATGGGAAGAGGGGGGTCTTCGAAGCCAACTCTTTACAGCCTTGGGGAGTATGAGAACGAGTATACGGTTGATGGTTGTTGCCTTCGTATGACGATTAACAGAGACGCCCTTGTAAAGATTGACACCACTGTTCAGTTCGACGCCATTAAGATCTCAAACTACAATTATGACATCGTCACTTCTCCAGCGACGGCGACCTATTTTGGACTGAGGTCTATTGACCTTGAGGCCAATTTTGAACTTTATGTTTGTCAGCCGGGAAGCTTTCCATCTCTTGTTTCTTCACTAAGGAAGAGGGTCCGTCTTGAGGCCCACAATGCCGCAGCCCTTGCTCCTCCCGCCCAGGCCTATGGGAGCGAGGACGTTCAGTACTTCGAGGGAACCAATGCCCGTCGTCGCGGGATGACGATTCATCTAAACGGAGAAACCACTCTTTCTGGGGTGGATACAAACGGTGCCGCGTATGACGTTTTTCTAAAGATGCGCTCATCAATTGTGGCTGCTGACACAACCTCTGGGGGCGGAGGAGCGTTTGCGAACAAGGTACTTTCCAACACCGACCACAACAACAGGCTGTTTCTTGTTCATGCAAAGAGCACAAGCAGGTACATTTCCGCAAGAGCGTTTGTGATTTAAGGTAGGACAATGGCAATCAACCCGTCAGACATGAGCATCGCTCAGCTATTAGCCTCAGAGGCGGAAGATCTGGTTAACCCACTTCCTATTGAGTTTTACACCCCTGAGTTTGCTAGGCGCAGGGCAGCAATGCTTGCCTCCGAAAGGGCTCCGCTTTCTCGCGCTTCCAGGCAGAGGCTTCCTGTTTCCCAAACAGGTCTTCGGGGCGCGGATGTTCGAAGGTTTGGAGAGCTTCAGGGAAGACTTGCTTCTGGCGCTGCTGAGGCTGCTCAAAGGGCTGATATAGCTCAGCGCAGAGAGATGGGTGAGGCTGCCCTAAAGAGGTTTAGGGATGCGTCTAGGGCGGAGGAAGCAACAAAGCTCGCCCAGGCGAAGGCCAAGCAGGCAATCGCCAGAGAGCTTGGAACCGCCTTTGGGATAGGGACTGAGGCTGCAACTGGTTTGGCAGAGGCGGCTAAGAAGCATCAGGAAGGCCTTCGAGCAAGGGGCCGCGAGCTTGGCAGTCAGATGGGAAGACAAATGTCTTACCTAGACACTCTTTCCGATGTAAGCCTGGGGAGCCCAGTGGACCTTGGTGCAGGCATTGGCGTCCCAGCCCCAGAGCTTGATGTGAGTAATCGGCATTGGCTTGATTATGACTTTTCTTCAGACCGTCCAATTTATGCGGGGGCCCCCCTTAGCAGGCAGTTTAGCTATGGAGACACCCTTAAGAGCGACATTTCATAGAGGAGGTTCTCGTGGCTATATCTAGTTCAGAGAGGGATCTTGCTCGTCTTCTGAGAAGGCGTGATACAGGCATTATTGAGCGCGCCGAGAGAAAGAAGGGTCGTGTTTCTGACGCCTCGAAGGCGGCTAGCAAACTTGAGGCTGACCGCTTTATGAGTAGGATGGACCCGTCCGGTGGTTCTACCAAGGGGGACATTGAGGGTGCTCTGACGGCTGGCGCTGCAAGGGGCCTTGAGGAGCGGTCTGCCAATATAGACAGACAAGCCATACAAGCCCTTGAGGGGCCCGGTAAGCAGCTTCTTGTTGATGCGTGGCAGCGAGAGCAGATGAAGCCAATTGAAGACAAGGCCAGGAAAAAGACCGAGGCCGCCGACGCCCTATCTACCCTGGCTGGCGCGTTTGGAACAATGCTGAGTGCCGCTGGGACCATTACAGGGTTACAGCCCCTGACGGGGGCTGGCATGCTGGTTGGTGGCCTTGGTTCTGGGGTTGGGAAGGCTATTGGGGACACCGCCATGACTGCGGCTGACAAGAAAGCTCTTTCGGATATTGGGCTTGCCGGTGCCAAGGCCATGGCAACCCCATCGACGTACAAATCTATGCTCTCCTCTCCGACCAGCTACAAGGGCTTTGAATTGAGACCTGGCGGTGCTTTTGGGGGCGCTAAAAGGCGGCGATTCAACCTCTTCGATGAAGAAGAAGATATTTTTGGCGGATAAAAATGGCTGTAATTCTTCCTGGTGCTGGTGATTATGAGTCTGCCCTGAGGTTGATGGGGGAGGCCTCCGCCCTTGGTGCTTTTGCAGAGGGCAGAGATAGGAACATCCGAAGGGCCGCAATGCTTCAAGGCATTCGCCTTAGGGATGAGCAGCTTGACATGCAGAAGGCTGCCATAGAGAAGGCTGACGCAGAAAAGGCTGCGAACTATCTTGCGGCGGCGTTTGGTGGTGTTGATGGAAGCGGCCTTTATGGGGCTGGCGGTGCCCGTAGTGGTCGTCGCCGCTCTTCTGGTGGCCAGGGGTTTTCGGTTGATCCAGCAACCAACCTTGATGCTATTCGCGCATTGGAAGACGAGGCTGCTAAGGCTGTTGTTGCCGAGAGCGAGGAGATTGATGCTACCAGGAGGCTGCTCGCCAAGGAGCAGGCTGAACAGTTCAGGCTTCACGATCAGTTGCGAGATCAGAGGGCAGCCCTTGCCCCGACGCCAGCGCCTCGTGCTTTGGTTGGTGACGCAATAGTTGCTGCCGAGGAGCAGCGAAACAAGGAGGCTCTAACAAAGCAGCGCCTGTCCAATATAGCGGAGTTGCTTCAGGGTTCTCCTCCGGGCATAGACAGGCTGCCCGCTGATCCTAAGAGCATCGCTAGCCGCCAAAGACCCATAGGGGACGAGCTTTCTCGGGCGAGGCTGGCTCGCCTTCCAGAAGCAGAGCCTCGACCCCAGGGAGCTTGGCTTGGCGATGTGACCGCAGAGGAGATAGACCAGTTCGCTAGAGAGCGAGGTGTTGATCCTTCGCAGTTAGTTTATGCACTGGGTGCTCTCACCAAGCCAGGATTTGACCCAGAGTCCACTGCTTATTCGAGTAGTGGAGACCCGAACTCAAAGTTGATGCGGGCAATAGAGGAGTTTAAGCGCCGTCGAGCCCTTGCTCCTGGCAGGCCGAAGGATATTAGCGAGCCAGAGTGGCAGGCCCTTCAGCAGGATCGTGCGGCTTATTCTAAGCTCGCCGCAGGGCCAGGGAGACCCTATTGGAGTGAAGACGGTCAGCTTCGCACTGGTCCGCTTGGTAGTGATGTCATTCCTGGGGTGTCTTCGACGCCGTTTAACGAGCAGGCTGCTGTGTACGATCCCGCAACAGGTGGTCCCGTATCGAAGGACCCAAGGACTGCCCCAGAGGACGCTGGTATCGCTGGCCGCACTAGGCTGTGGCGAGCCGATGACCTTAAGGGGTTTTCTGAGGACGAGATTGTTGCCCTTGGTGGGAAGAAGCAGGTTAAGGGCTCTGGCGTGAACAAGGGCGAGGTCACCTACTGGCTCCCTGAGTCTGCCACGCCCATACTTAGCAAGGGTGGTCCGGTTGACGACACTGGCGGTCAGGCTGGAACTGGAGCGCTGGCAGAGCTTAATGAGAGGCTTGGCAAGTCGCAGGTTAAGGCGGGAGACCTTAGGCGCTCTATCAGGAAGTTGCAGAGGAGCAAGGCTGGGTATTCATTGAAGAACCCGTTTGAGGAGTTCGGAAAGCCGTCTACCTTTATGCCGTCAATTCAGACTGTTTCGTATGCCGTGGACATGGCTAGGAGTGGTCGACCTGGTGGCACAGACTTGATTGCCCAGATGATTGGGCGGGAACCGTATCCGTCTGAGATCCGAAGGCTCAACAAGCTTGTCTCCGACTACCAGGACTTTGCTGGTGGCGTTTCTGCAAAGCGCACTGAGATCACCAGGGGTAGGGTTAAGGATGCTCAGGACGCAGCGAGTGCCCAGGCGCTCGCTCAGCAACGACGCTTTTCGTCAATGACCAGGGGTCTTCTAGCTGGGAGCATTAGGGAGGCTGACCCAGAGTTCCTCGACTTCGCCTCTGACAGCCTTGGCACCCTATGGGTGGACTACCCAGAGGATGCTCAAAAGCTCCTTGCGAAGTACGTCAGCATGGGCGAGAAGGAGCGGGATCGGTTTATCGCTAGGGAGAAAGAGCGCAGGAGCAAGGAGGGGTCTGAATCGGGTGGCCCTGGCTTTGGCAACATGAAGGCAAACCAACTGTTCTCTCTGGCACAAGAGGCGAACACCGACATGGAGACCCTCCGCGCCCAGGCCCTTAACATTCAGAAGAGCATAACGGCTGGTGAGATGCAGGGCGGCCTTGGCACCGCCCTTGCCAAGAGCGAGGAGGGGTCTGAACTGACAAGTAGAGTCGACCCCACAGAAGACCTCTGGGTTCTGCCAAGTTTGAGGGAAGTGAATGCTGGCGATTATCTCCTGCCTGGGACAGAGGCCAGGCACCAGAAGGCTCAAGCACTTTTGAACTCGCTTAGGAGCCAGTACAACGAGGCTGCGGCGAGGAGGGCTCTGTGGACAGAACGCGGCAACAGTGTAATTGGGGTCAATGGCGCTGGCACGAATGCCCCAACCCTTTCTCCAAGTGAACAGGCTGTGGTAGGCCAGCTTAAACTTAGGTGGATTCCGTCTAAGAAGGTTTTTGAGAGCCCTGGATCCAAGCGCACATTTACCGTCAAGGAACTCCAGGAAGCGGCAAGAGTCCTGGCTGCGGAGTAGCCCATGCCTGCCGGGACCGTCGATGACCTTCTCTCTGAGTTGCGGGCAAGCAGGGCTGCTAGTGCCCCGGACGTAACCCCCACACCTGTGCCCACCACTTCCTCCGTAAACAAGGTTGACGTTGGGCTTAAAGAAGATGGTTTGTTGCCTGGCAGCAAGCAACTCTTGGCTGAGTTGCGGGCAAAAAGGCTCGAAGACGCGCAGCCAGACGTAGTCCCTGAGGACGTACTCGACACTCCGTACAGCGAAGAGCTTTTATCTGGCTATGGCAAGTACGGTGTTGCTGAAATGCCACCAGAGCGACTTCCTGACGACGTCTTTTTTGAGGACATTCCAGGGTTTATTGTCTCTGGTCGCCCAACCATTTCTATTGATGGTCCTGGTGCAAAGCAAACAATCTACTCTGTTCCAGACACTCTTCCAGAGGATCCGCCAGAGGCCATATTGGCTGGGCATGACTTCGACACAGTGGGCAAAGCTGTTACCAGGGGAGACCTGACAGGCCCAGCGGCTGCTATTGGGGAGCACATACCCCCAGCCCTTAGAGACAAGCTGAAGGGAGACCCAGAGGAAGTAGAGAAGATGAGCCGGGATCAGGCCTCCAGGCTTTGGCACATGACCTACATACGGTACAACAGCACTCGGGATCCGATTAGGAAGGCCCAGGTTCTTGGCGACTTCATACGTCGCTGGAACCCAAGACTCGCTGGCAAGCTTGGGTACACGAAGGAGGGGTACACAAAGCCTGAAGGGTGGTGGAAGTTTTTTGACGTACTTGATGCCTACACAAGGAGGCCTCTTGCCGCCATAACGAACACCGCGATGGACCTGAGGCGGTGGGAAATAGCAAAGGCAGCCAGCCCAGGTAAGTTTAAGAATCCAACACTTCCAGAGGCGCTCTCTCTGCTCCAGCAGAACTATGCTGGAGACAAGGGTGCCCTTGAAGATTTCGCCAAGCAGCTAACAAACACAGCCTTGTATATAGCCACAACGGGAGGAGTTCGCCCTGAAGGCGTTTCTGAGCAGGCGTATGCAAAGAGCTTGCTTGAAAGCATGGACACTGGCGCTGAAGAGGTTGAGCACGACATTGCTGAAAAGCTAACGGCTGCAGGGTACGAAATGTATGACCACCCAATCCTTACCGGCGTTGGTATGGGAGCGCTTGGTGGTGCGGTCCTAACAAAAACCCCACAGGGAGCCCTTATTGGCGGCCTTACCGGCCTTCTTGGTGGTTCAGCTATTGAGGCTAACAAGTGGTGGGGTGGCGTTTCCGCCGAAGAGCTTGAGAGGGCTAAGCAGGAGGCCATTGAGGAGGGCAGTGTTGGTGGCCACCTCGCCTATGCTCTTGGTGGTGCCATTTCGCTAGACCCAATCAACGCACTCGGTTCGCTAAGCAAGGGCGCTGTGGCTGTCCCTAAGGCAGGTGCTGCTGCGAGGATAATGGGAACCGGGTTAGACCTTAGCGCTCGTGGCGTTGAGGTTGCGACTCGCCATACGAAGCGCCTTACTGATCAGGCCAGGTTGAAAATCACAGCACATCAGGCTGCAACCCACGGGGTAGATGCGGTTGCCCCTCTTTCGGACATAAACAAACAGATTAGTCGAGTCGATCAGGCGATCTCTAGGCACCACGCCAGGGTTGATGAACTCACCATTGGCGACAAGCCGAGGGCGAGCAGGATCTCTGGAGAGACCATTCCAGAGGAGATAGAGAGGGTCGGATCCCAGATCAATAGCCTAAGGGAGCTTCGGTCCAGTCTGCTTAACGCATTCGATGAAGCAAACGACACTCTGCTTAGCGCTGCCCCAAAGAAGGGTGCTGGGATAACGGGGGTACCATCCGTTAGGTCAAAGCTAAAAAACTTCATCTTTAGCCACAGCAATTCCAGGAAACTCCTTGAAGAACAGTCGAAGCTGCTTGCTGTTAAGGACTTCCTGAAGGCAACCACAACTGCGCTTAAAGGGGAAGTCAGGATTCTTGGAGACTTTGCCGTCGAGGAGCTTTCAAGGCTTACAAGAATCCCCATGGATGAGGTGAACAAGCTTCGGCTTGAATCCGGGGTTAAGGGTGAAAAGCTTCCAGCGAACTACTTTGAGGGCGAGTGGGTCAAGGGTCTCAAGTCCGCCGAAGAGAAGGGGGAAGTCCTGGTCAGGGTTGATGTTGATAATTCTGGCAAGGTGACGCATGTAACCAAGCCTCCAGATGTGGCTCGCATCTACAGGTGGGCGACGGACGGAGAGCTTGGGGAGGCTGCTCGTGTTGCTGCCATGCGCCCAGGGGATGGGGTGCTTGAAAAGCTCTTGAAGAGGGGCTTGAAGGGCCAACCGAAGTGGGATGACCTGGTGGCTCGTGCAAAAACCGAGTTAAAAGCTCTGCACACTCCAAACACATCCATCGTCCCTGGCGTAAGGCGATCCCTAACTGAGCGTGCTGTGGAATGGGCCACCTCTAAGGCCTACCTTGCTGGGCGCGGTGGAAAGAGTTTTGGGGCGGCCATAGACGACATCCTCCCCCCTATCCCCAAGGGCTTCACGAAGGACTCTCTCAAGGCGAGCAGGGCTATCAGGGGAGAGTCTTTGGTTAACAACATTGAGCCCCTCTACTTCACCCTTGGCTACGCCATGGCCAGGGCTGTCCCGTGGATGGATCCTGTAAGAAGGGCATTGGGCGGACTTCTGTTTACCCCAAGGGTTGGGTTTGGTGCGAAGCCGCAGATTTACACCGAGTTAGCAGAAGGGACAGGCTTTCTCGCTAGGTATGGGTTGGACCGACAGGTTCTTCCGAAGGCCCACCTTGAACACCCAGCGACATGGAGGTTGGTTGGTGACGCCTTCAGGAACCGGGCTCGCGTTGCTTCGCACTTGAGGGAGCGGCTACCGAAGGCAAAGCTTCAGATTCTAAAGATTACAGACGACCCGACAGAGCTTAGCTTTCTTTCTCATTTTGCTGAGATGGGGTGGGACAGCGTAAAGCAGTCTGACAAGGCCCTTGCTGAGTTTATGGCCTCAGTCTCTCTTAGGAAGCTTGAGAAGGTTGTGGACACGATAACCCTCCCATACAGGGCTGCTGAGGCTGAGCCGGGAAAGGTGTCGACGTCCTTCAGGCTTGAGAAGGCAGATGCGGAGGGGGTGCTTGAGGCAATTCGCACTCTTCGCGAGCTTTCTACCCCGCGACCAGACAGCCCTGTTGCCGCCATTCCTGTCATTGATAAAGACCTGTTGAACTCTTTGGAGAGGACGGTTCTGGACCACCTGGCTTCAACGGACGAGATTAAGTCTCTTGAGGCGCAGAGGGCTGCGGTCAGGGCTGGTTCTCCTACCTCAATAGAGCGACTGCAAAACCTCAAGCTCCTCAAGGATCGACTTGCCCTGTTCACTGCTTCGTATGACGCAAAGGTTGGCGGCAAGATCGCTGTGGACACAGAGCTTGATGTTGCCAGAATGGCTGACGGGTTTCAGCCAGAGATTCAGCGCATTCAAAGCGCCCTGTCGTTGATCGAGGAAAGGCTTGCTCTTAAGTCTGGAGATCCTACGCCCAGCCAGCCGATCTCTGGCTTTGTGGGAGATGTTCTTAGAGAGGCAGAGGAGTTCCTCCCGTCAATCCCAGGAAGGACGTTTGAGGAGCGCCTGTTCAGGCCAGACGAGGCTGCCGCTCTCGGCGCTCCAGAGAAGCTGCGAACGACGGCAGCAACAGACCTTCCTCAGTGGAAGGTTCGTAAGGACGACAGCACCCTAAGTCCTGAGATGCACCTTGCCGAAGTGCAGGCTGCTGTAAAGGCTGGCAAGAGGGTTCCTGTTGATGTCTTGCTTGACTACCCGATTGAGGTGATTGGCAGGGTCAGGGCA